CTAACAACTACAGAAGAGGAGAAGCTTCAAATTAAGAAGGAGATCCAAGTAATAGTTGAGAATGCCTCTGCTGAAGCAGAAGACCAAATAAGCAAACGCTGGGAATCTGATATGACTTCTGATTCGTGGCTTAGTAAAAACACGCGGCCTATGGCGCTTATATTTTTGTCGTTTATGGCAGTAGCCTTTATATGGGTTGATAGTCATCACGAAATATCTTTTACTGTAGAACAAGAGTGGATAGAATTATTAAAACAATTATTAACAACCGTATATGTAGCCTATTTTGGATCACGCGGTTTTGAGAAATATAAATCAATAAGTAATAAATAAATAAAAAAATATGGGACAATACGCAAATCAACCGGACTTCGGAACTTTTGCTTCAGACGTAACAACTAGCGATACTATAAGCTCAGCTACAAACTTAAACTCTTCGGCTTTGTTTGTTGGAAGCGGTGGAAATGTAAAAGTTATATTAGCAGGCGTAGTGGGATCTTCAGGATCTGGACTACCTACAGCCGGTGAAGCTGTTACTTTTAAAAACCTATCAAACGGTTGTTTTTTACCTGTTATAGTTGATTATGTATTAGCTACGGGAACTACAGCTGCTGATATTATAGCTATAAAGTAACATGGCTTTAGGTACAAGCTTAGGTATAGACTGGTGCGGTTGTGGTGGCGCTTCTGGAGTTACTTGTAATGAAGTAACTACATCTGGAGATGAAGGAATAACAGATGATACTATAGCATTAGATTCAACTGGAGGTGTTATAACTATAATGTTTAATCCACAAGGTGTTCCTGATAAGTTAGAAATATATCACGGAAACCCAACAACAGGTACTAAAGTATCTACATCTGGCATGACTGTCGTTAACGCTGGTCCTTTTGATAATGTATATGGCACTGTTTCTACTGGCAACGTAGTACCAACTGTAGTTCAAACAAACACTGTAGATCAATTTATAGGAACTAGTAAAGGCACTGTTCCAACTAGAGCAGCAGCTTATACAGCTGAAACAAGCATAGCGAATCCATTAGTAGCTCCTTACCAACAATTAGTATGGTGGGTTTATACAGCTGCTGATTACCAAAACGGAGTTTTTGTAACCATTAGAGTAACGGGACCTAGCGGAACGAAGTGGGATTATCAAAGATATTGCGAATAGCGTAAAATATATAAAAACAAGTAACTATATAAATATAATTAAATCAAATTAAATAAAATGGCAAAAATTACAGAAAAACAATTAGAAGACATTAACAAAGGTCAAAAAGAATTAATGACGATTGTTAATCAAATAGGTATTTTAGAATCTCAAAAACATAGTTTACTACACCAGGTGGCAGATGCTAATAAAGTTGTAGAAGATTTAAAAGCTGAACTAGAGACAGAGTATGGAGCTATTGATATTGATCTAACAACTGGAGAATACACTGAAGTAGAAAAAGATTCTAAACTAACAAAAGCTTAAGATGTCTTCAATTGTAAGAAAAATAAGTATTGGTTCTGACTACAAAAACGATGCTATGCATTACTCTGTAGGTCAACAGGTTTATGGTGGTCATGAGATTTCACATATACTTCTTGACGAGTCTGATAACTCTTACAATATTCACATTAAGAAAAACAACGAGGTAATGCCATGGAAGAAATTTAACTCTAACATGGCAATATCCGTTGAATATGACTTAGAGTATTGAAAAGTTTATACGACTTTATAGTAGAGCCGTTAGGCGAAAAATACAGTAACAAAATAAAAGTAGGTGATAAAGAGTTGGTTTTAAATACAAAAATTGAAGACTTCAAGTTTGTAAATAGATTAGCTAGAGTAGTAGAAACACCAAAAGCTTTTAATACTGATATTGCTATTGGTGATATAATTATTATACACCAAAACGTGTTTAGAATATTCTATGACATGAAAGGAGAAAAAAAGAAAAGTAGATCTTGGTTCAAAGATGATTTGCATTTTTGCGCTATAGATCAAATCTATTTATATAATAAAGGTAATAAGTGGAAGTCTTTTGGAGACAGATGCTTTATTTCACCTATAAAAGATACAGAGTCTTTAACGTTAGATAAAGAAAAAAGCCTTGTTGGTATATTAAAATATGACAATAGCTCCTTAAATGCGCTAGGAATTAACTCAGGAGACTTAGTTGGTTATACGCCAAATGGAGAATGGGAGTTTTTAATTGACGGAAAAAGATTATACTGTATGAAATCTAATGATATCGTAATTAAATATGAACACCAAGGAAACGAAGTTGAATATAATCCAAGCTGGGCAGAGAGCAGTAGAGGAGTTGATTAAAGTAGCTAAAGAAGCTATTGTTGATTCAGATGACGATATATCAGCGGATAGGTTAAAGAATGCTGCAGCTACAAAAAAACTAGCTATATTCGATGCTTTTGAAATATTAAATAGAATAGAAGCTGAAGAGAACTTGTTAAACGAAAAACCTGTAGAAGTAAAAGAAGAAAAGTCTTTTAGAGGATTTGCAGAAGGGAGATCTAAATAATGTACGAGCAGACTTTATATAAAATACTTAAAGACCATATTAAACCTAAAGTTTTAAAAAGAACTAATAGGTATAAAAAATGGGAGTACGGTTACAACCAAGAACACGATATGGTTGTTATAAGTAAAACCGGGCAAATAGGTGAAATTTATGAAATACAAGATTTAAAAATAGCTTTACCAAAAGCTGAAAATGTACATACATTTGATGAAGACAGGTGGAAGCACACTGAATATCCAAAGGAACTTAGTAAAATCAAATCAGTATTTGATTGGGAAGAATACCCTTTGGACTTTAAAGAAAAATGGTATGATTACATTGATGAAGAATTTAATAGAAGAGAACAAGGCTTTTGGTTCTATAATAAGGGCTTGGCTACTTACATTACTGGTACTAACTATATGTACTTGCAGTGGAGCAAAATTGACGTTGGGCAGCCAGACTTTAGGGAATCAAACAGATTATTCTACATATTCTGGGAAGCTTGTAAAGCCGACCCGCGCTGCTACGGGATGTGCTACCTTAAAAATAGACGGTCAGGTTTTTCATTTATGGCAAGTGGGGAGACGGTTAACCAAGCAACAATATCTACAGATTCACGCTTTGGTATACTCTCGAAATCTGGACCCGATGCAAAGAAGATGTTTACTGACAAAGTTGTCCCAATATCAGTCAACTATCCGTTCTTCTTCAAACCAATACAAGACGGTATGGACAGACCAAAAACAGAGCTCGCCTACCGTGTACCAGCCTCTAAATTCACGAGGCGCAAACTCGACTCAAACGAAAAGCTACAAGAGATCACAGGTCTTGACACGACCATCGACTGGAAGAACACAGGAGACAACTCCTATGACGGAGAGAAACTAAAACTACTAGTACACGATGAAAGTGGAAAGTGGGAAAGACCAACCAATATATTAAACAACTGGAGGGTTACAAGAACCTGTTTAAGACTAGGTTCTAGAATTATAGGTAAGTGTATGATGGGATCAACATCAAATGCTTTAGATAAAGGAGGAGATAACTTTAAAAAACTTTACAATGATTCAGACGTTACGCAAAGAAACGCCAATGGACAGACTCGCTCAGGACTCTATTCTTTGTTCATACCTATGGAATGGAACTACGAAGGCTACATTGATTCTTATGGCTTTCCTGTATTCAACACACCAAAAAAAGAAGTAGTAGGTCCTTTTGGAGATGCTATAACTCAAGGCGTAATAGAGTATTGGAACAATGAAGTTGAAGGTCTTAAAAACGATCAAGACGGTTTAAATGAATTTTACAGACAGTTTCCGCGTACAACTAAACACGCTTTTAGAGATGAGTCTAAAGAATCTTTATTTAACCTAACAAAAATATATGAGCAAATAGATTTTAATGAAGATCTTAAAAACTCAATATCAGTTACACAAGGGAGTTTCCAGTGGGAAAACGGTGTTAAAGATACAAAGGTTATGTTTGTACCAAATAAAAACGGTAGATTCAGAGTTTCCTGGATTCCACCTTTAAATCTCCAAAATCGTGTGATAATAAAGGGTGGACTAAAATATCCAGGCAATGAACACTGTGGAGCTTTTGGATGTGATAGTTACGATATATCAGGTACGGTTGATAAAAGAGGATCAAATGGATCTTTACATGGTTTAACTAAGTTTAGCATGGAGGACGTACCTCCAAACCATTTCTTTTTAGAATATATAGCTAGACCTCAAACCGCTGAAATATTTTTTGAAGATGTTTTAATGGCTTTGGTTTTTTATGGTATGCCAATATTAGCAGAGAATAACAAACCTAGATTATTATATCATTTAAAAAGAAGAGGTTATAGAAAGTTCTCTATAAATAGACCAGATAGAAAACATAACAAACTATCGGTGACAGAAAAAGAATTAGGTGGAATACCAAATTCAAGTGAAGATATAAAACAAGCTCATGCCGCTGCAATTGAATCTTATATAGAAGACTTTGTAGGTTTAAAAACTACAGGCTACGGTGATATGTATTTTCAAAGAACATTAGAAGATTGGGCTAAATTCAATATAAACAACAGAACAAAGCATGATGCTTCTATTAGTTCTGGACTTGCTTTGATGGCTTGTAACAAACATAGATACGCTCCATCAATTCCAATTAGAAGAGAGGCTGTAGATTTAGGAATTAAAAAATACGACAACAAAGGTGTCACATCAAAAATAATAAGTTAAATGGGTATATACACTAACACCAATAGCGCTTTTCCAAGCCAAGTAGTAAGCGACGCTGAAAAAGCTAGCTGGGAATATGGAACTCAAGTTGCTCAAGCAATAGAGTACGAGTGGTTTGACCAAGGCAGAACTGGAGGTAATAGATATCTAACTAATTGGAATAATTTTCATTCGTTAAGACTATACGCTAGAGGTGAGCAGCCTGTGCAAAAATACAAAGATGAATTATCTATTAATGGTGATTTGTCTTATTTAAATTTAGACTGGAAGCCTGTACCTATTTTATCTAAGTTCGTAGACATAGTAGTAAACGGTATATCGCAAAAGTCTTACGACATAAAAGCTTACTCTCAAGATCCTAGCTCAGTTAAAAGAAGAACTGAATACGCTAGCAAGCTTCAAGAAGATATGGTTGCTAAAGAATATTTAGATAACTTAAAGCAAACATTAGGTATTGATCTACATCAATCACCAAGTGAAGTTGTAGTTCCAGAATCTAAAGAAGAGTTAGAGCTACATATGCAACTTAGTTATAAGCAATCAATTGAAATAGCAGAAGAAGAAGCTATATCAACTGTATTTGCTCAAAACAAATATGACCTTGTAAGACGTAGATTAAATATGGATCTTACAACAATTGGTATTGCCGCTGGTAAAACTAATTTTAATACAGCTGAAGGAATTACAGTTGACTATGTTGATCCTGCTTATATGGTTTACTCATATACAGAAGATCCAAACTTTGAAGATATATATTATGTAGGTGAGGTAAAATCTATAACAATACCAGAGCTTAAAAAAGAGTTTCCTGGTATATCAGAAGAAGAGCTAAAGAGAATACAAGAAACACCTGGTAACAGACAATATATAACTGGTTGGGGTAATTACGATGAAAACACTGTGCAAGTAATGTACTTTGAATACAAGACATACCACAATCAAGTTTTTAAAATAAAGCAAACAGATTCAGGTTTATTAAAAGCTTTAGAAAAGCCAGATACATTTGATCCGCCTGAAAGTGACAACTTTGAAAGAGTGTCTAGATCAATAGAGGTTTTATACACTGGTGCTAAAGTTTTAGGGACTAATACTATATTAGACTGGAGCTTAGCAGAGAACATGTCTAGACCAATGGCAGACACAACTAAGGTTGAAATGAATTACACGATATGTGCTCCTAGAATGTATAAGGGACGCATAGAGTCTGTTGTAAGCAAATGTGTTGGATTTGCAGATATGATTCAACTAACACATCTCAAACTGCAACAGGTAATGTCTAGAATGGTACCAGACGGTGTTTATTTAGATATGGACGGTTTAGCTGAAGTAGATCTTGGTAATGGAACTAATTATAATCCTGCAGAGGCATTAAATATGTATTTCCAAACTGGTTCTATCGTAGGTAGATCAATGACTCAAGACGGTGATATGAATCCAGGTAAAGTACCTATTCAAGAACTTAATAGCTCAAGTGGTTTAGGTAAAATACAAGCGCTTATACAAACGTATCAATATTATTTACAAATGATACGCGATGTAACCGGATTAAATGAAGCCAGAGATGGAAGCACGCAAGACAAAAACTCATTAGTAGGTCTTCAAAAGATGGCGGCTAATGCATCAAACGTTGCAACTAGACACATCAAACAAGCTAGTTTATACCTTACATTAAAGCTAGCAGAAAATGTATCTCTTAAAATAGCAGATGCTTTGTATTTTCCATTAACAGCTGAATCACTTAAAAACTCAATATCAACCTTTAACGTTGAAACACTACAACAGGTTGTTGATTTAAACTTATATGACTTTGGTATATTCTTAGAATTAGAGCCAGATGATGAAGAGCAAGCTAAGTTAGAACAAAATATTCAAGTTGCATTAGGTCAAGGCGGTATTGATCTAGAAGACGCTATAGATTTAAGACAGATTAAAAATCTTAAGCTAGCAAATCAAATGCTCAAGGTTAAACGTAAGCAAAAAGCTATTCAAGATCAAGCTAACCAACAAGCTAATATACAAGCTCAAGCTGCTGCTCAAGCAGAAACTGCAGAGAAAACAGCTATGGCTGAAGTTCAAAAGCAAGAAGCTATATCGGGCTCTAAAGTTCAATACGAACAAGCTAGATCTCAAATGGAAATAAATAAAATGCAAATAGCAGCTGATTTAGAGAAGATTAAAATGCAACAAAAGTTTGAATATGATATGAAGTTAAAGCAACTAGAGGTTCAAGCTATGCAACAGAAAGAAGCAGCTATAGAAGATAGAAAAGATAAACGTAGCAAAATGGAAGCTACACAACAAAGTGAAATGATAAGCCAGCGTCAAAACGATAGCTTACCTACGGACTTTGAAAATCAACCCAATATGGGTATGCAAGCTTTCATGTAGAAAGTAAACAATTATTTAATTATATTATATTATGTCAGAAGTAAAAACAAGTGAACCTGTTAAGCAGGAAGGTGAGTTTAAAATTAAAAAGAAAACTCCAAAAAAATTAACACCAACAAGTGATCAACCTGTTAAAGTTAATATTAAAGAACCTTTGGTTGAATTACCGCCAGATGTTACAAAAGTAGTAATACCTAAACAAGAACAAGAAGATGCCATTCAAATCGGAGAAACAAAGGAAGTATCTGTGGAAGAACCATCCGGAGATAGCACTAAAGTGGGAGAACAAGTACAAGAGCCCGTCGAAGATGCTGAAGAGTTTACACCAATCAAAGAAGTTGAAGTAGCTAAAGTAGAAGCTGAGGTTAAAGAAGCTATTAGAGATGAAAAAGTTTTAGGTAAACAATTACCTGAAAACATAGAAAAGCTAGTTAGCTTCATGGAGGAAACTGGTGGAACAATTGAAGACTATACAAGGCTTAATGCCGACTACTCTAACTTAGATGAAAAAACTTTATTAAAAGAGTATTACAAAAAAAATAAACCTTATTTAGATAATTCAGATGTTGATCTTCTTTTAGAAGATTTTGATTACGATGAAGATTTAGAAGAGGAAAAAGATATACGCAAAAAGAAACTTGCGTTTAAAGAAGAAGTTGCAAAAGCTAAAGGCTTTTTAGAGGAAACTAAGATTAAGTATTACGATGAAATCAAGTTGAGGTCAAACGTAAATCCTGATACTCAAAAAGCTACAGACTTTTTCAACCGATACAACAAGCAGCAGGAAGTAGCTAAGCAACAACATGAGCGGTTTCAAGAAAGTACTAAACAACTTTTCAGCGATGATTTCGAAGGTTTCGATATTAAAGTCGGTGATAAGAACTACAAGTACAACATTCAAAACCGTGATAAAGTTGCAGAAAACCAATCAAATATTAACAACCTTGTCGGGAAGTTCCTAGACTCTGATGGTAATGTTAATGATACGAAAGGTTATCACAAAGCTATATATGCAGCTGACAATGTAGATAGAATCGCTTCTCATTTTTATGAGCAGGGAAAAGCGGATGCTGTTAAAGATGTTATGAACAAATCAAAAAACTTAAGTGACACCAAAGCTAGGTCTTCACAAGGTGATGTGTTTATTAATGGATTTAAAGTTAAAGCTATTTCTGGTGCTGATTCTTCAAAACTAAAGATTAAAACAAAAAAGTTTAACTAAAAAAACAAACAACTATGAGTTTAACTCCTCAATTTGGTAGTTTAGTGCCTTCGCAGGCTCAGCAATTACTTGCTTCTAACTACCTACAATTTAACACTGCCGGAGCTGGTGGTACTTTTGCTCAGCAATATTTGCCTGAGATTTATGAACAAGAAGTAGAGCGTTACGGAAACCGTACGTTATCTGGTTTCTTAAGAATGGTTGGCGCTGAAATGCCAATGACATCTGATCAAGTAATTTGGTCTGAACAAAACAGATTACACATCTCTTACCAAGGAGTTGTTGTAGCTAATCAAGCTGGTGGAACAAACCGTAGTTTGATTACAGTAGCGGCTAATGTTACTAATGTTATTTCAATTAATGACACTATAGTAGTATTAAACCCTGTAACTGGTCAAGAATCAAAAGGTTTCATCGTAGATTCTGGCGCTTACGCTGGATCTGGTCTTGCTGCTGGTGCAGTTATATTCCAACCTTATGATGGAATTCAATTTGCAGCTGCTTTAGCTGGAGTTGGAGTAAAAATCTTTGTATATGGTTCTGATTACCAAAAAGGACAAAGTACTGATGGTGCTTTTGCTGTAGGTGGTGCAAACCAAGCTAGAATTAGTGTAACTCCTCAGTTAACTCAATTTTCTAATTCACCAATCATTATCAGAAGCCAGTATACTATTTCTGGATCTGATATGGCACAAATTGGATGGGTTGAAGTTGCAACTGAAGACGGAACATCTGGATATTTATGGTATTTAAAAGCTGAGTCTGAAACAAGATTACGTTTTGAAGATTACCTAGAAATGAGTATGGTAGAAGCTGAGTACAATCAAGTTGCTGGAGCTTTACCTAACGCATCTCCAGGATCACAAGGTTTATTCGCTGCTATTCAAGCTCGTGGAAATGTAGAAGTAGGATTTACTGCTGCTGCTGGACTTGACGAATTTGATGCTATCCTTAAAAACTTAGATACTCAAGGAGCAATTGAAGAAAACATGTTATTCTTACAAAGACAAACAGCTCTTGATTTTGATGATATGCTAGCTGCAATCTCTGGTGGAACTGCCGGTGGTACTGCTTTTGGTTTATTTGAGAACTCAGAAGAAATGGCTTTGAATTTAGGATTTAGCGGATTCCGTAGAGGATCTTACGATTTCTATAAGACTGACTGGAAATACTTAAACGATGCTTCTACTCGTGGAGGAATCGACGGTATCAATTCAGTTGAAGGTGTATTAGTACCAGCTGGAACTTCTACAGTTTACGATCAGATCTTAGGAACTAACATCCGTCGACCATTCTTACACGTACGTTACAGAGCTTCACAAGCTGATGATCGTCGTATGAAGTCTTGGTTAACTGGTTCTGCTGGTGGCGCGTTTACTTCAACTCTTGATGCTATGGAAGTAAACTTCCTATCTGAAAGATGTTTAGTAACTCAAGCTGCTAACAACTTTGTATTATTCAAAGGAGTGTAATTACTCAATATTAATAACAATCCCCGCCTTCGGGTGGGGGTTTTTATATGACATTAGCCCATTACTATTTATATACTAAGGCTATTGTCACATTTTTAAACTATTTAATTTTATTATATTATGGCTAAACAAGCTAAAGCAAAGCAAGTTGAGGTTGCACCTCAAGAAGAAGTTGTAACACAAGTTACTACTCCAGTAAAACCTACAGAAAATACGTGGGAAATCAAAGATAGAGTTTATTATCTAAAAGGAAACAAAAGTCCTTTAACTTTAACAATTCCAAGTAGACATACAAGAAAACATGCTTTATTATACTTTGATGAAAAAACTGGAAAACAAAGGGAAATAAGATATGCAACTAATCAAGATTCACCTTTAGTTGATGAACAAAAAGGGGAATGCACGATGGGTCACATTAGATTCAGAGATGGAGATTTAAAAGTTGCTAAAACACAACAAAATTTACAAAAACTATTATCATTATATCATCCTTTAAAAGGCAAAATATATGAAGAGTTTAGTGCAACAGAAGTAGCAGAAGACGAACTTGATGTTTTAGATCTTCAAATAGATGCTTTAAATGCTGCTAGACACATGGACATAGATCAGGCTGAGGCTATATTACGTGTTGAAAAAGGATCTCAAGTAAACACGATGAGTTCTAAAGAACTTAAAAGAGATTTATTATTATTTGCTAAAAGCAGTCCAGCACTTTTTATTAACTTAGCTAACGATGAAAACGTACAGTTAAGAAACTTTGCTATCAAAGCATCTGAAGCTGGAATTATAGTTTTATCAGGAGATCAAAGAACCTTTACTTGGGGATCAAACGATAGAAAACTAATGAATGTTCCTTTTGACGAAAACCCTTACTCAGCGTTTGCGGCTTTCTTAAAAACCGACGAAGGTGTAGAAATCTATAAGTCTATAGATAAAAAACTATAAAAACAGGTAATACTAATATACTGGAGGCTACGTAAGTGGTCTCCAATATATTATAATAAAAAATAAAAATGGCGGTAAATATAAATACAGTATATCAAACAGTCTTGTTTATATTAAACAAAGAGCAAAGAGGTTATGTAACACCGGCTGAATTTAATAGTTTAGCTGCTCAAGTTCAAGGTGAAATATTTCAATCATATTTTCCAGACGGAAATCAAGTTAACCGCTTTAATCAAAACAATTCTCAAAATGATACTGAATTTTTTAATATTTTTAAAAACATTTCGTATAAACTCGCTCCATTTATAGAAGAGGTTGCATATATTCAATCAGCTACTGGTCAACCTTTTTATTATCCAGCTAATGGCGCGGCTGGATTAATTAATAGAACTATTTATAATATAGGAGACGTTATATCTACCTATACAGGTAATAGCAATATTGATTCAATAACTCAACTTGTTAGTAAAAATGATTATAATAAAATTACAAGATCAAAGCTAACAAAACCAACAAAACAGCAGCCTATTTTCTACACTAGTCCATCTTCTTTAATTACAAACGCAACAACAGGAGCGTTGCTAAATATAAATCCAGAACCAAATACTGTTCTTGTAAATGTTTTATTTGAACCATCTACTCCTTTTTGGAGATTTATACCTGGACCAAGCAACTCATATGTTTACAACTCTTCTTCATCAGTAAACTTTGATTTAGATATTTCTGAGCAATCAGATATTATAATGAGAATACTTAAATATTGCGGCGTAATAATAAATAATCCAACTATAATTCAAGCAGCTGCTCAAGATATTCAAGAAACTTCAATTAACGAAAAATCATAATAAATGAGCTTAATAACTGAAACTAACCAACAATATTATCAAGGCGCTCAAGGCTTTAGAGGTGATAATGCTAAACTAGATTTTAAAACTACATTTGATACAGATTTAGTTTTAGGAAGTTTTGATCCTAATAATATTAACTACGCTTTAAACAACTTTAAGCTATATACAAGTTCTACTGGATTACCTGGATCTTACTCAGAATACATTACAACGTTTACAGTTGTAGATAATGCAGTAACATTTCCTGTTGCTCCAGCTACCGGTCTTTATATAGTTGTTCAGTTAAAAAAACTAGATGGTGGATTATATGGTAGTACAGAAGCTGAAAAAGCATACGGTCAAATAGTTGAAGATAATTATGGTAGTTACTCATATATTACGCTTAATGATGCTATAGATAACTTTATGGTTGGTTACGTAGGTGATGGAAAGCTAATACAAACAGCTAAAAAATCTGATGTATTGTTTTTTGCTAAAAGAGGTTTACAAGAGTTTAGCTACGATACATTGAAAAGTATTAAATCAGCTGAATTAACAATACCTGCTAGTTTAACATTAGCACTACCTCAGGATTACGTTAATTATGTTAGAGCTTCTTGGATCGATCAATTAGGTGTTAAGCATATTATCTACCCTACAAACAACCTTACAATAAGTCCTTACTATACGCAGATACAAGATGAAAAAGGAGTTCCAACGCAAGATAACTTTGGCTCAGATATTGAAGGTACATCGATTACTCAAGAAAGATGGCACACTGGTGATGCTAGAGATTTTTTAATTGATGACTCTGGTTTAGGTGGTATAAATGAATTTTCTTTTAACTTTAATCAAAACGGTGAATTTATTGGATTTAGAGATTTTGGAAGATTATATGGATTAGAACCTCAATTAGCTAACATTAACGGTTACTTTAACTTAAATGAAAGAGAAGGTAAAATGTCTTTTTCTAGTCACTTAGTAGATCGCTTAATTGTATTAGAATACATATCTGATGGCTTAGCATATGATTCAGATACTAGAATACCTAAAATGGCAGAAGAAGCTTTATATGCACATATATTACATGCTATAATATCTACTCGTGCAAATCAACCAGAGTATATAGTTCAAAGATTAAAGAAAGAAAGATATGCTAAACTAAGAAATGCTAAGATAAGATTATCAAACATTAAGCTTGACGAAATATCTCAAGTAATGAGAGGTAAATCTAAATGGATTAAACACTAAAATTAAATGGCTAAAGCTTTAAATACTTTTTTAAAGTCCAAGATGAATAAAGACTTGGACGCTCGTATAGTACCAAGCGGAGAATACAGAAATGCTGTAAATATTCAGGTAAGTAGATCAGAAGGAGACTCTGTTGGATCAGTTGAAAACATTTTAGGTAATAATAAGATTTTTGATTTTCAAGCAAGAACAGGTATTGCAAACTTATACTGTATAGGATATGCTACTAACGATCAATTAAATACAGTTTATGTATTTTTAACAGATTGGCCAACACCAACAACTCCACTTGAAAAAGCAGGTGGATATAGCACTACTGCTAATAATTTTATATTTGCTTGTAACGTACAATCAAATGACTTAATACTTTTAGTTGAAGGAGCTTTTTTAAATTTCTCACAATTAAATCCAATATATGGAGTTAATGTATTAGAGAATTTACTTTTTTGGACTGATAATAGAAATCAACCAAGAAAAATCAACTTAGACTTAGCTAATCCTTCTAATCTTCCTAATCCAACATATTATACAACTGAAGATCAAATATCTGTAGCTAAATACAACCCATATTCTTGTATGGAGCTTTATCAAGAAAGTTTTTTATCTACTGGTGATAATTATGAATCAACAATGAAAGATGTTGTTAGTAAATTTTACCCAAATGGTGGATCTGGAGTTGTAAAAACCACTATTGGAGCTACGCCTCAAGCTACAGTAGAATTAACTTCTTTTGAAGGAGACATAATAACTAGTAGTGGAAATTACACCACAGGTGCTTCTTTAGCATATGTTGATAATTCAACTGGCTTAATAATTCCAATCGCAAGTTCTGAAGTTTTAAGTTATACTTTTACCCCTGGAGCAACACCTTATTGGACAATAACCGCAACTTCTGCTGTTTTTGAAAACTTAAACGCAGGTACAGAAATAATATTAAATTACAATCTTTATTATGATCCAGACTTTGCTGGTGATCCAGATTACTTAGAAGACAAATTCTCTAGGTTTAGTTATAGATTTCAATTTGAAGACAATGAGTATTCATTAATTGCTCCATTTACTCAAATAGCATTTATACCAAAACAAGATGGTTATTTCATGTATGTAAAGCAAGATAATATAAGTGAAGTAGATGATCAATCTGATGCTTATAGAAGTACAGTT